GGAGTCAGCGAGGTCGGAAATCCGCAATTTTTCGGGTCCCCTAGGGGGGTGGTGGTGGCTCGCCGAGCTCGATCGCTCCGGCCCTATATTCACACAGTAAAACGAAGCCCCGCAGCCTCCGAGCTCGGGGGTTCAACCGTCCCAAAAATCACAGACCGAGGGGATCCTATTACGAAAGCCAAAAACGCCAGGGTATTAGACCTATCGGCGATTTCGATAATGCGCCGCGCCAATAAAGCCCAGCTCGCCGAGTTTTTCGATACTAGCCCTAAGACGATCGACGGGTGGGTACGCCGGGGGTGTCCGGTCGTGAAGCGTGGCAGCCTGGCCGATCCGTGGGTTTTCGACGCGTTACTGGTCGCACAGTGGAAATTCGACGCGGCCGGAATAGGCGACGAGATAAACCCGGACCTAATGATACCGACCGACCGCAAGGCGTGGTATGAGTCGGAAAACAAGCGCCGAGACTTACAAGAGAGAGATCGGGAGCTAATCCCGGCCCACGAAGTCGAGCGCGCGGTCGCCCAGGCATTCGCGGCGCTCGCCCAGGACGTTAGAGCGATCCCGGATAACCTCGAGCGCCGGTGTGGAATCTCTGGCGACGTCGCCGAGACAGTCGAGGCCGCGCTATTCGAGGCGATGGATTCTATAGCGGATAGATTAGCGGTTTTAGCGGTGGTCACTAATGAATAGCGCCCACGCGGGGGCGGTTCCAATTATCCAGGACGCGGCCCAGGCGTTTAGACCGCCCAGGCGCGTAAGCGTTTCCGAAGGCGCCGCGCGATCCCTAGTAATCCGCCAGCCTGGCGGTTATTCGGGTCCCTGGTCGCCCCAAGAGGCGCCCTATATGGTCCAGCCGATGGATATGCTCGCCTCGAGGCGCCATGAGGCGCTATGTTTTGTGGGACCGGCGCGCACAGGTAAAACGATGGGTTTAATCGACGGGTGGGTGGCGCGTAACGTAACGTGCGACCCCGGCGATATGTTAATCGTGCAAATGAGCCAGGAAAAAGCCCGCGAATACAGTAAAACGAGAATCGATCGCGCTATCCGGCACAGTCCGCAGCTACGCGCGCTAATGAGTACCAGGGGCCACGACGACAATACACACGACAAGGTTTTTAAACATGGTATGTGGATTAAAATCGGATGGCCGGCCGCGACCCAGCTATCGAGCTCCGATTATCGTTATGTCGCGCTAACCGATTACGACCGTTTTCCCGACGATATCGGCGGGGAGGGCGCCGGTTTCCCCCTGGCGTTAAAACGGATACAGACCTATCTCAGTCGCGGAATGTGCATGGTCGAGAGCTCGCCAGGGCGCGAGTGTGTGGATCCACAGTGGCGGCCCGCGACGCCGCACGAAGCCCCGCCCAGTACAGGCGTTATGGGCATCTATAACCGATCGGACCGCCGGCGGTGGTACTGGCGGTGTCCGGATTGTTCGGTCTATTTCGAGGCAAAGCCGGGCCTCGAGCTATTTACTACACTCCCGCCCGAGGAGGAATTAAAAGAGGTCATCAGAAACGACAATCTATCGCAACTATCGAAATTACACAGCCGAGTGTGTTGTCCCGATTGTGGGTCGTTAATAGACCAGAAATATAAACCCGAATTAAACAATATACAGACCGCGCGGTGGTTAGCCGACGGACAGACGGTAACGCGTAACGGCGAGGTTTTGGGGCCCGTGCCAGAGTCTACGATCGTCGGGTATTGGCTCGGCGGGGTGGCCGCAGCCTATCAAAATTGGGAGTCGTTAGTATTACGCTATCTACAAGGACTAAGGGAATACGTGTTATCCGGGTCCGAGTTGACCCTAAAAGTTACGACGAACACGGACCAGGGGACGCCGTATATACCGCGGGCATTATTGGCGGATAAAGAAAACGAGATCGAACAACGCCAGGAAAACCTCGCCCGATATACGGTCCCGGACGACGTGCGGTTTTTGGTCGCCAGTATCGACGTTCAGGGCGGGCATAACGGCCGATTCGTTATCGAGGTCCGCGGTTTTGGGAAAAATTTAGAGAGTTGGCTCGTCGATCGGTACTCGTTAAGGACGACCGAGCGAAACGGGGAAACCTCCCAGGTCGACCCGGCCGGCTATCCCGAGGATTGGGATCTATTAACGGCCAAAGTGGTAACGGCGACATACCGGACCAGCGGCGATCAGGAAATGCGGATTTATCGGACCGCGGTAGACACCGGCGGCGAGGCCGGCACAACGCCTAACGCCTACGCCTGGTATCGGCGACTCCGCGAGGAGGGGCTATCGGCGCGGGTTTTATTGGTAAAGGGCGCCAGCCGCACGACGACCAACCGCGATAAACCTATGGTAAAGGGCCACGCGCGGCAAAATAACGGAAAAGCGATCCGAAATTTACCGTTATGGTTAGTCGATACCAATTATTATAAAGACATAATCGCCGCCTCTACGCGACGAAAAGCGCCAGGCCCCGGTTTTTACCATCCCCCAAATTGGCTACCGGCGTCGTATTTTGACGAGCTCCGGGCCGAGATCCGACTATCGACCGGCAAATGGAAACAGATACGCGCGAGAAACGAGGCGATCGATTTATGGGTTTATTCTCTCGCCGTTTGTGAGTCCCTGGGCGCCGGCGCAAAAGGCGCCCTTGATTGGGATAACCCGCCGCCCTGGGCCTCGCCGATACTGGACGGCGGTAATTCGGAAATGATAACGCCCGAGGAGAGGCGCGCGGAAAAGTCTACCAAACCGAAAAAGCGCGCGCCGAAGTCGATCGGCCGCGGCGGGTGGGGCGATAGGTTATGAGTTTAATCGATCTACTCGCCGACGCGTTACACGATAACGGCGACACCAGGGCCGCCGCCCGCAAAAAGGCGGCCGAGATTATCGAATGGGGCGCCAAAAACGGCCACGCCGGATCCGAGCACTATTGGCCGCAAAAAGCCCGCCTATTATCACCGGCCGAGCGCGACGCCGGTATCGTTTCAGATTTTACCGGCGGAAACCTCCGCCAAGTCTGTAAAAAATACGGCGTATCCCACACGACCGTATATAACGCGATCCATTCGGCCAGGAATTAAACTCCGCCCCTAATTTTTCACAATATAAAAAGGACTAACAATGTGGATAGTGCCAAACAATCACTCACTACACTCAGCCTTTGCACTGGATACAGTGGAATCGAAAGAGGACTTGAGCTCGCTGGAGAGGCACTTAACGTCCTCGCTCATGTGGAGATCGAAGCCTTCGCCATTGCGAACCTGGTCGCAAAGATGGAGGAGGGAAAGCTGGCTCCGTCACCTATTTGGACGAACCTTAAAACCCTGCCAGTGGAGCCTTTTCGAGACAGAGTTGACCTCATCACTGGCGGCTACCCATGCCAGCCGTTTAGTGCCGCAGGAAAGCGCGCAGGCACAGACGATCCCCGACACCTCTGGCCCTATATCAGAGAAATCATCGAATCAGTGCGACCTGTTCGATGCTTCTTCGAGAACGTCGAAGGACATATCTCTCTCGGACTCAGAGAGGTCATCAGCGACTTGGAAGGACTTGGTTATAAAACGGCGTGGGGAATATTCAGCGCGAGTGAAGTCGGCGCGCCTCACAGAAGAAAGCGAGTGTTTATCATGGCGGACGATATGCGCGGGGGATTACAGAACACCCCCAACGAACCCAGCGAAGGCCGGGCAGAAAGTGAAGCCAGCCTCGGAACACGCGCTACCTTACAAAGTCAGGCAAGCGGAAATGGAAAAGCAGAACTGGCCGACTCCCAAGGCATCGAACGCAGACAAGGATATCAGAACTCTACAGGGGTCGATGAACGAAGTGGCGAGGGGAAAATTCACATCACTACCGGCTTACGTGAAAGTGGCCGAAGCACGGAACTGGCCGACTCCTTGGCGAACTCCATCAGCGCAGCAGCCAGGGATAACAGTGGAACGTCTACAGACAAAGGACGGGAGCCCTCCGCAGTTGGGTCAGCGTCTTTACGACAAGCACACGGGGAGGAACTGCCAGATCGGGCTGGCGCAGCAAGTGCAAATAGCACCGCAGAACTGGCCGACTCCCAAGGCGAATATGCCGGGAATGTCAGCGAAAACTTCAGGGCGCTCAGTCGAGAAGTCAACACACCTCTCAACTCAAGTAGCCTTGGCGGA